ATGTCTGACAAGACCACGAGAAGCAAGGCTAAGGCCGCCGGAGCTAAGGCGCCGGCTGACAGGTTGGCCAAGGCAGAAGCCACGCGTGATCCCATTCATGTGGACTATGAGGGAATCGAGTTTGACATTCCTCCGGAGGCGCTGGAGGATTTCCGCGCATTCGAAGCCCTCGACGCAGGCAACCCTTTCCCCCTGTTCCGCCTCATTGTAGGCGACCACAAAGATGAGGTTTACTCTGCTCTGGAGGACGAGAATGGTCGCGTTCCGATCGACGCGGTGACCGATTTCATGCAGTCAATCGTGTCCGAGGTGGGGGCGGGAAACTGACTATTCTCCCACCACTACTTCGTGAGTATGGGTGGGAGATAGAGGCCGACCTGCAACGATATTACAACACTGATCTTCTCGATTTGTACCGAGGCAGAATAACCCCACGGCGGGTAATGGCACTCATCGGCGGCCTCCCGCCAGGGTCAACATTCGACAGGGCGCGAGGCGGAGACAGATACTGGTCCGATGAAGTAGCCGCCACAATAATGTCAGCACACAACATTCAGACCACACTACTTGCCGTCAATGGCGTCAAGAAAGACAAATGGCCTGAAGCGCCGAAACCTCCGGCTGAAGGATACCGGGAAACCGGCAACCCCAGGCTGTCAAGCAAGCACGCTAAGGCACAGAAGGCCAAGGGAGAGAAATGGCTCGCCCGATACGGCAGCTAAGCCGCGTTTCTATCGGATAGTGTAAAATGGTTCACGCCAAGACAAACACGAAAAACAGTTTGATTGGCGTGAACCATTTCGCTACACATGATTTCGGAGAGGTATCAATGGCCGGATATGATCTCGGGACCGCATGGATTCAGATCAGCCCGTCCGTGCGAGGCCTCGCCCGAAGCATCAATAGCGAAATCGGCAATGTCGACACAGGGCCGGCTGAAAGAAAGATCACGTCCGGCCTGGGTGGTGCGTTCAAATCGGTGGCGAAAGTCGCCGGCGCCGCGCTCGGAGGACTCGCAATCGGCGGCATTGCAGTCGCGTTCGGCGGCGGCGCAAAAGAAGAAATCAACGCGCTCACAAAAAGCACGCGCTCCTACGCAGACCGCACAATTTACGAGCTCGACGACATTCAATCAATCACCGCACAGCTCGCATCCAACGGCGTAAAGGGCTACGATAAGCTCGCCGAGGCTGCAGGTAACTTGAATGCTGTTGCGGGCGGAAACGCGCAGACGTTCAAAACAGTCGGCCTCGTCATGACACAGACCGCGGGCGCCGGAAAACTCACCACCGAGAACTGGAACCAGCTTTCCGACGCCATCCCCGGCGCGTCCGGTAAATTGCAGGAAGCCATGAAAAAGAATGGCGCCTACACCGGCAATTTCCGGGAAGCCATGGAAAAAGGCGAGATCACCGCCGAGGAATTCAACCAAGCAATCCTCGACCTCGGTATGGAGGACGTGGCAATTGAGGCCGCTACATCCACCAAAACCTTGGAGGGTGCTTGGGGGAATTTCAAAGCGACCCTTGTGACTGGGGCGCAGGAAATCGCTGAAAAAGCACTCCCGTGGATCACCGCGTCTCTTGACGCCATGAGCAAAGGGTTCGAGAAAGTATTCAACTGGGTTACTAACTCGTTCATTCCCAGTATTACGAATGCTTTCAACATTATCCGCAAGGGTGACTTCACTGGCCCGATCTTCTCGTTCGAGGAAGACTCGGGGTTCGTTGATTTCCTTTTCCGCATGCGTGACGCTGCTGCCGCCGCGGGGGAATGGATCAACAAGACGCTCGTCCCGTCGTTGAAGAATCTTAAAGATCTGCTCATGTCCGGTGATTTCACGGGGACGATTTTCGGATTCGACAAAGACTCCGGAATCATCTCATACATCACCAACGTACGCAACAGCTTCGTCGAGCTCGGCAAATTCATTGTCGGGACACTCGTCCCCGGCATTGCTACCGCTCTCAGCACCATCGCGAACAGCAGCCTCGTTCAATTCATGGAGAATCTCACCGTCGCTATTCTCAATAGTAAAGTGGCGGTTTACAGTATTGCGGCTGCGTTTACGGCATGGAAAGCCGTCATGGTCATGTCCTCAATGCAGCAATGGCTGAACGACATGGAAGGCGTAGCCGGAGTCGCAGGGCGCGTCACCACAGCCATTAACGCAATGACCGTAGCGAAAATCAAAGACACGGTTGAAACCGCGCAGCTCAACCTCATGTACGCCGGCGAATTCATGTCAAATATTGCGCGCGCGACAACGCAGATCACGATGCAGGCGGTTGCTTGGGGGCGGGCCACTGCAATGATGGTCCTCCACAAAACCGCGACAATCGCCTCGACCGCGGCGCAGTGGGCATTCAACGCCGCAATGGACGCCAACCCAATCGGCCTCGTCGTGATCGCTATCGCAGCACTGGTCGCAGCCATCGTGGTGGCATGGCAGAATTCCGAAACATTCCGCAACGTCGTCATTTCCTGCTGGGAAGCAATCAAAACAGCCGCTGGGGCTGTGGCCGATTGGTTCGCCGCCAACGTGTGGCCTCTCATGCAAGTCGCTTGGGACGGAATCGTGGCAGGCGCCCAGTGGATGTGGGGCGTCATGGTATCCGTATGGCAAGGAATTCAACCTGTCATTCAAGCGGTCATTGATTGGATCGTAGGCACCGCATGGCCCGCACTCCAGGCGGCATGGGACGGAATCGTTGCCGGCGCTCAATGGGTATGGAACGGCATCGTCAGCGTATGGCAAGGAATACAGCCCGTCATTCAGGCCGTCGTTGATTGGATTGTAAATACTGCGTGGCCCGCGTTGCAGGCCGCCTGGGACGGCATTTCCGCCGGGGCAATGATTGTCTGGAACGGCATGGTCGCAGCCTGGCAGGGGATCAGCGACATAATCCGACCTGTCGTTGATTGGATCGTCAATGTCGCCGCCTTGTATCTCACCACGGCATGGGATGCTATCAGCTGGGGCGTGAGCGCGCTCTGGTCCACGATTCAGTGGGCGTGGGACGCTATTTGGGCGGCAATCATGCCCGTCGCCACACAGATCTACAATGATATTTGGCCCATGGTAGTCGGTGCGTTCAATGCGATTAAAGACACCGCCTCCATGATGTGGGCCGATATTCAGATCGCATGGACCGCCATTCAAACCGCAATTCAACCCATTGCGGATTGGATTTACAACACGGTCTGGCCGTGGGTGGTAGGCGCGTTCAATGCGATTAAGGATGCGGCTACTAATATGTGGTCTGATATTCAGATTGCGTGGGCCGCGATTCAGGCTGCTATGCAGCCCGTGGTCGAATGGATCTACTACACGGCCTGGCCCTGGGTCGTAGACACGTTCAACACAATCAAAGACACCGCATCGTCCCTTTGGGGCACCATATCGGCGGCGTGGAACGGTATTTGGGCCACCATTCAGCCCGTAGTTGATTGGATTTACAATATTGCGTGGCCGTGGGTGGTCGGCGCATTCAACGCCATTAAAGACACGGCGTCTATTATGTGGGGCTCTCTATCGGCGACGTGGAATGGTATTTGGGCCGTCATGCAGCCTGTGGTGAATTGGATTCAAACCTATGCTGCACCTGTTATTAGTGTGGCCTGGGAAATAATCTCTACGGGCGCGAAAATTCTAGGCGGAATCATTGCGTTTGTATTCGCGTCCATCATCGCTGCGGTCACGATGGGAGTCGCCATAATTCAAGGTGCGGCCACCACGATCAGTGCCGCCTGGAATACGGTTGTTTCGTGGACCAGCTGGCTGAAAAACATGGTCGTTTCCGCGTGGAACATTCTGAAAGGCGAAATCCAAATCGTTAAAGATTGGATTGCTAACACGCTTGTTCCCGCAATTACAAGCGCCTGGGACAGGGTCGTGGCCGCCGCTAACACCATGAAAGACGGCGTTAGGACGGCGTGGGACAAAATCAAAGAAGCCGCCGCCAAACCTGTTAACTTCGTTATCGGCACCGTCTACAACAATGGGTTGCGGAAACTCGTAAATGGAATGATGGAGAAGCTCTCTCTTGATCTTCGTCTTCCCGAGGCGCCCACGATTGGCGGTTACGCGTCAGGTGGTGTTCTGCCCGGATACTCTCCGGGGCGTGATATTTATCATTTCGTATCGCCCGATGGTGGTGGCCGGCTCGCGCTTTCTGGTGGAGAAGCGATCATGCGGCCAGAATGGGTTAAAGCGGTCGGCGGCCCTGCAATGGTGAATGCCATGAACAGGGCTGCCGCGCACGGGGACCGTATTCCTGGCGGTGACGCCGGCTATGCCGCATTCGCCCCCGGCGGTATTTGGGATCCTGTCAAATCAACGGTAGAAAGGGGCGCGTCCGCTGCCCTTAATTGGATCACCGGAGCGGCCGACGCAGTGTCCTCAATATTCTCCGACCCGATCGGAGCCGTCGAAACCGTTGTTAAGATTCCTGTTCACAAGCTTCTCGATTCGTGGGGCGGCGACGGGGCGAAACCGTTCTTTGACGCTGGAAAGGCGGGCGTTGATAAAACCATTGATGCGCTCGGTGATTGGATTAAAGATCACATGCCTGTGGTCAGTGGATTCGGTGGCGGAATCGGCGCAATCGGTGCTGCTGCCGGCGACCTAGTGAATACGGCGCGACGGGCTATCGGTACACCGTATGTTTGGGGAGGCGTCTCCCCCGGGGGTGGCCTCGACTGTTCTGGTCTTGTCTACTGGGCGCTCAATGCTATGGGTATTCACGTGCCTCGTCTCACGGCGGCCGGATATCAAGCAATGTCATCCCCCGGTAATCCCATGGTGCCCGGCACGCTTCTGTTCTGGGGATATCCGGCCCACCACGTTGCTATCGCCTCCGGTAACGGGATGATGGTTGAGGCGCCGACTTTCGGTATCCCGGTGCGTGAGGTTCCGATCTATGGTGGGCCATCCGCGGGGAATCTCCGCTACGATAATGGTGGATTCCTGCAGCCCGGTCTCTCGACGATCGAGAATAAGACTGGCCGTCCGGAGCCTGTTTTTACGTCAGCCCAGTGGGAGAAAATGGACCGGCTCATTAGTCTTTTGGAGAATCGTGCGCTCGGCCCTGACGTGCTCGAAATTCGGGACGTGGACAATGATCTTGTGGGGCGTATGCAGGTAGAGGCGACGTCGGCCATAGTAGACTATGATCGAATGAACCGATAAAAACCATTATGACGGAAAGCATATAATAATGCCGATTACGGGATGGATTGCTACACACACTGGGCTGCCGTCAATAATGGCCACCGGCAAGGAACCCGTCTACGCGGGGGACCGCCTTTTCGCTGTGCCTGGGATGGCTCGCGATAAAAGACCTCTCACCGGTAGGGCGAAAATGATTCGTGAGCTCGAGGGCCCCAAGCTCACCGAGCCGGTGACAATGATCCTCTCAGACGCGTACGCTGTGCCGGGCACCACAATAAAATACACTCAGGGCGACTCCTCGGTCACGCTGACTCGCCCTGAGGTGGAGTGGTGGCGCGGCATGGTGAGCGGCCTTAATGGGCGCACCGTCCCTGGGCTCATCTGGGAGGAGGCCCAGGATAAAAGAGAATGGTCCTCTCCGATTTCGAGATATAACTCACTCATCGCCCGATGGCCGATGCTGGAAGTGGCCCGCACCGGAGGCGGACAATTCGTCCTAGACGACCCGTCACACGTTAACAATGTTTGGGAAATTCTGCAAAAGCGTGAGCCTCTCATTCTTACGCCCGGCGCCCCCGCCGACGTTCTCCCATCGCGATTCATTACCGTGGACAAGGTCGACAGTGCCAGGATCACGGGAGACGGTATCATCCGGTGGAACGTCAAATGGCATGAGATCCCCGAAGACTCACCAATGCTTGTCGGCCCTCACGCCGGCTGGGGGGCAGCACCTTGTGTCACCTGGGGTGAATGGCGTGAAGTCGACAAAGTCTGGAAGTCGCGCACATACATTGAGATTTGCAAAATGATTGCGGGAATGCCATGAGAAACGGCCCCACGTTGGCCGCCCTTTCAGACGGCCTCAGCATCGGTGCAAGAATCGATATCATTCGCGGCGGCGAAGTTCTCAAAACTGGTATTCCCGCCTCCGAGGTGAAAGTCGAGTGGTCTTCAACGAACCGCAATGTTCCGGGCGCCTTGTCTTACTCTTGCCCCATGTCGTGGACTCCGGAGTGGCCGTTGGACGCGCTTAACAATTTCGGGCAGCGTTCCATGGTGACTGCGCTTTATGAGAATCGGCGTGGCGACTACTGGGAGATTCCGCTCGGCGAGTTCGTCAACGTGGAATGGTCCGTGTCGAAGGAAAAAGTGAATGTTTCCTGTAAGGATTTGACGCAGATTCTTGCCGATAATCCGAGGCCGTGGCCGTCCTCCCCCGGCGCCGGCGCCACCCTACTCTCCGAAGCCAATGAGCTCGCCGAATATGTGCGAGTAAAACTGGAAGACGACGTATGGGACGCGCCTATCCCACGCACCACACAGTGGGGAAACTCCAGGATCGAAGCAATCTATAAACTCGTCGAATCTCGTGGCTGCGGTATTCGTAGCGGCGCCGATGGAATGCTGCATATTTTCAAACTCCGCGACAAAACCGCGCCTGACGAGATTTACACGTACGAGTCCGGGTTCCTTTTGGAAGCTCCGCGCGCCCCGAGGTCGGGCGGCCGTCGTCCGAACCGTTGGTATGTTACCGGCAGTAAACAGCAGAAAGCTCAGGGCGAGCAGGAGGAGCGTTGGACAGCGGAACGCGAAATCACTGACCCGCCATACGAGCCGGCCGGCTACGGTTGGGTCACGTCACACAAAGAATTCAGCGCCGCCAGCTCGGCGCGAGAGGTATCCGAGGCCGCAGACACGTACATGATTCAGGACATTTCCTCCCGCTCTTCCAGGTCTCTGACAATTATTCCGGACGCCCGTATCGAGGTCGGGGATATTATCGGTGCGATCACCGAGCAGGGTGAGCATATTGCGGGCCGTGTTTCCGCCTATAGTCTCCCATTGTCTGACCCGTCCGCTACAATGAGAGTGGACATAGAGGTACTGGGAGAATAAACGGGGCATCATGGTCAGACCGTCACTATTGCTTGACACGTCGCCACGAAACGGCGGCGGCCGTAACAATAACAATGTTATTGTTCAGCAATCCTCAGTATCGTGGACATACGGGAAAATCACTGGCACGTCCGCCACCGACAGTACACTCCCATCCGGCTGGGTAGAAGTAGGAATCCCTTACAGCAATCCAACCTCCCATGCTGTTGGCGAATCCGACGGTATTGCCACATGGATAGGCGCCCGAGTACTCGTCATCATTGACTCATCCGGCCGCGTAGTCAAGATCAGCGACCCTATCGCTGAACCGCCTTCCGGAGCGAAAGTCGAGAATCTCGGACATACTGGCAAAATTCTCAGTCAGGCCGCAAAAGACGCCGAGCGCGCTTTCAAGGAGGCCGACGCGATTCGAGACCGCGCAAACAAGGCCGAAGGTGCAGCGAACAAGGCGGCGAAGGATGCGGAGAAAGCTGTTCAGATTGCGGAAGCTAACCGGCCGCCCGTAGTGGCCCAGACCGCGCCCGAGAATCCTGTCACAGGGTTGATTTGGTATGTCACGGATAATGCTGGACACATTACTGACGTGCGTATTTGGGACGGTACACAGTGGGTGACCAGGACAATGGTTGCCGGCAGCATTCTTGTCCCCTCATCCGTGGGGAACGTTTCGCTCGCCGATGGTTCTGTGTCTGCTCGCAACATTTACGCGTCCGGGGAGCTCTGGGCCAAGATCGCTGCGTTCGCGTCCGTCACAACGGAAATGTTGACCGCGGGAAACGCGACATTCAATGCGGCGAAAGTTACCGGAGACCTTATCGGTAACAGGCTTATCGGTGGTGAGCTTTCGCTCGTTGATACTGAGCCGACGTCGGGCGAGAAAAACATTCGCTTCGGACTCGGTAGCGAGTACGAGTTCTGGGAGTCTATCTGGTCTCCCAAAATCGCGACCGTGGATGAGCTCGAGGGTGGCACACGGTTTGTTCTGACGGACAGGGATCGCCCTAATAGGGGTAATGGTGCGCAGATGGCAATCTACGATATTGCTGTTGCGAAACCAAAAACGTATGGTATTGCTGGTGAGGGTGTCGGTAAGGTTGAGGGGTATATTCTTTTCACACCGTTCTGGAATGGGCGTGCGATTCTCACAATCAACATTGGCAAGAATAGGGTTGTTGTTGTTGACGAGGAGGCGACGGCCGGGAAGAAAATAAGATTCGATTTCACGCTCCCCGACGGCACGTGGATCCAAGACACGGACACGCCTTTCTACATTAGCGCTCGCACGAATGACGTTTTCACGCCGGGAATGACGCTCGGGATCATTTATTCCATGTACGTGTCATGGAAAATGAGCCGATCCTCCGGTTTGCATATTTTCCGCGACGACGAGGGCGTAGCGAAAATACAGATCACTGATCGTCAGGGCGGTCAGCTCATTATGGACACGAGCGGAGTGTCCTATGACCCGCCCGGGTCGGCCCCGCCTCATTCTTCGTCGTGGCGTACTTTCACGGAGCC